CGATGAGTGTTCACGACTGGGATCAGTGGAAGAAGAATAATCCGGATTGGGACAGAGATTGGAGCGATCCATCTACATGCCCCAATGCGGGTGAAGTTGGCGAGTGGAAAGACAAACTCATTTCCAGAAATCCAGGCTGGAATGATGTTCTCACTAAAGCCTCAAAAGCACCTGGTTCACGAGTAAAGAAGATCTAGTATGCCAAGATCAAGAAAGTCCTCCAACGGTAACATCGGTATTGGTATGAGCGCAAAACAAATGCGCCGCAAAAAACCAATTAATTCTGATTCAATGACGGACATTTCTCCGTTAACTGATAATCAAAAAATCTTTTTTGATGAGTATAAAAAAGGCAAAAATATTTTTGCCTATGGTGCCGCAGGAACAGGAAAAACATTCGTTGGGCTTTATCTTGCACTTAGAGATGTTCTAGATGAAAGAACGCCTTATGAAAAGGTTTATATTGTAAGATCTCTTGTGTCCACAAGAGAAATCGGTTTTCTTCCTGGAGATCATGAAGATAAATCCTCGCTTTATCAAATTCCTTATAAGAACATGTGTAAGTACATGTTTGAATTGCCTTCAGATGCTGATTTTGAAATGCTTTATGGAAATCTCAAAGCTCAAGAAACCATTTCATTCTGGTCAACTAGTTTTATTCGTGGTACTACTCTCGACAATGCAATTGTATTGGTCGATGAAATGCAAAACTTGAACTTTCACGAATTAGATAGTATAATTACTCGTATCGGTGAAAATAGTAAGATCGTATTTTGTGGTGATGCTACTCAATCAGATCTTGTCAAAACCCATGAAAAGAATGGGATTCTAGATTTTATGAAAATTATTCGTGCAATGGAATATGATTTTTCCATGGTAGAATTTGGAGTTGATGATATTGTTCGTTCTGGACTCGTCAAAAACTACATTGTTGCTAAATTAGGTTTAGGTATGTAATGTTTGTCCACTTAGATTATTTAAAAGAAGAAGTTGATTTACAGGCTGAGATGATAGAGGGAACTCGGTTTTATCGAGTTCCTTCTGGTAAGTTATACCCTTCCATTACTTCTGTGACCAGTTTCTATGGTAGACAGAAATTTATTGACTGGCGTAAGAAAGTTGGTGAAGAAGAGGCCAATAAGATCACTAAGGTTGCGACAGATCGTGGAACTAAGTTTCATGATATTGTTGAAAAATATTTGTTAAACGAGGATATTGATACATACAATCCGTTACCTGTAACAAAATTTCTTTTTCTTGCAGCTAAACCCTACCTAGATCGTATAAATAACATACATGCTTTAGAAAAGTCACTTTACAGTGACTACTTGGGACTTGCAGGTAGAGTAGATTGTATCGCAGAATACGAGGGAGAACTTGCAGTCATTGACTTTAAGACTTCAAAGAAAATTAAACCTGAAGAATGGATTGAAAACTATTTTGTCCAGGAAACAGCATATGCTTGCATGTATTATGAAATGACTGGTATTCCAGTCCAAAAATTGATTACTATTATGGTCGCTGACAATGGAGAATGCTTCGTCTATGAAAAAAGAAACAAGGGTTACTATATTAAACTTCTTACCAAATACATTAGAGAATTTGTCACATACAAAACAGAAACGAGAACCCATGCAGAATAACGCTGAAGACGTAAATTCACTTATAAAGGAAAAATTTCTCTGTCAGTCTAAGTTTGCCCAGGATATTGAATATCTAGTCTCTACTTCAAAAATCAATTATATTGAAGCTATCGTCACATATTGTGAAGAAAATGGGATTGAATTTGAATCTGTGTCGAAACTTATTTCAAAACCACTTAAAGAGAAAATTAGATGTGAGGCAACTCAACTTAATTTTCTTAAAAAAACAAGTCGTGCTAAATTAATGTTCTGATGACGCCAATCGAGGTATACAAAACATACCTGGCATTCAAGAATCATTTCACTAAACCAAACTACGATTACTTTCAATATTGTGGGAAGTCACGAGCTTCCAAAGAATCGTTCAACAAAAGAAAAGATCGTTACTTTTTTGAACGCATGTCTCGTCAGAAGTCTGATGATGAGATTCGTCAATATTTCTTGGCTAATTTTGTAGAATGTGATGATCCATCAAAACTATGGATCGGTGAAATTATTGAGTCGGGTGAAAAAAATTACGCAAACTGGTTAAAAAGATCACAAAGCCTCTTTTATCTCTTCAAAACAGAGGCTGAAGTGTTTCTTCATAAAGATTCTTTTGACTCATTGTTTGAGGTTAATGGATCTTCTCATCCAGAAATTCTTAAAAAATATTTGCAAAATGCCTTATCCATAGAAACTTTTGTGATTTTAGATGTCATATTAAATTTTTCTAAAAAATTTGATAAGAAACTATTAGATCCTGTGTGGGAATCTGTCAGTTTACGTATAAAAAAATACAAGTCTTTCCTAAATATTGATAGAGAAAAGTATACACAAACATTAAAGGAGATCGTACTGTGAGTGGATTTTTTCAATCCGAAATTGTAAGAGAAGCCATCAAAGAGATGGAAGAACTTCAACAACAGATTATTCAAGATACCTTCAAAGCCCCTGTTATGAGTAGGGAAGAAAAGAAGGAACATGTGGAACTCATGAGAACTTTTCTGGAGAAACAGAAGAATCTTTACTTCCGTCTCTCTTTGTCTGATGATCCAGAAGCACTTGAAATGAAAGAAAGAATTCAAGATGCTGCTAAATTTCTGGGATTTGATGGAAATAATGTTAATGAATTGTTCGCAGAGATGGAAAATACTCTGACTCGTCTAGACAAAATCGCAGATATGTAAAATGTCTTACTACTACAAGATCACCTCTTCATATTGTTATCACAATGGTGAAATTGTAGATATGTATTTTATTAATGGAATTCCCTTTACATTTGATGACATTCCTATGATTATGCAAGAGGATCCCTATATACAAGTTGAAGCGGAAAATAATTACGATTACACAACTGAAGATCTTTATCGTTGGTCAAATTACTTGGTTGATGAAGAATGTCATCCATTATTATTTGATTTGCAAATCGAAAATCCCGAAGAACTACCTAAAGACTAAGGCTTGACAACCATTCTGCCCTGCGGTAAGATAAAGTCGTCCCAAAGGCCAAATACACTCAATACGGAGAATACAAATGTCTTTTGCTGATCTTAAGAAGCAGTCTCGTGCTGGTTCACTGACTGAAAAACTGATCAAACAAGTCGAAAAACTGAATAGTGGAGAAGGTGGTGCTGATGATCGTTTTTGGAAACCTGAAGTAGACAAAGCCGGAAATGGTTACGCAGTCATCCGATTCCTTCCCGCACCCGAAGGATGTGAACTTCCTTGGGCTCAAGTCTGGAGTCATGCATTCCAAGGCCCTGGTGGTTGGTACATCGAAAACTCTCTGACAACTCTGGGACAGAAAGATCCTGTGTCCGAACACAATCGTGTTCTGTGGAACTCTGGATCTGATCGTGATAAGGAGATTGCTCGGAAACAGAAACGCAAACTCTCTTACTACGCCAACATTTATGTGGTGAGTGATCCCGCACACCCCGAGAATGAGGGTCGTGTGTTCCTCTACAAGTTCGGTAAGAAAATCTACGATAAGATTACCGAAGCGATGCAACCGCAGTTTGCAGATGAAGAAGCCGTCAATCCCTTTGACTTCTGGACTGGTGCTAACTTCAAACTGAAGATTCGTAAGGTTGAAGGTTACTGGAACTACGATAAGTCCGAGTTTGATAAACCTTCTGTTCTTCTGGATGATGATGACAAACTGGAGAAGATCTACAAGAATCTGAACGATCTGAATGAGTTCAGTGCCGCATCAAACTTCAAGTCTTATGAAGAACTGAAAAAGCGTTTCGATTATGTCCTGGGTGCAAAAGCCCCCGCACGACAGGATCCTGAGACCGTTGAAGAGGATGAGCAATGGGAATCGGAACGCCGTGGTGAATCCACTCCGAAACGTTCTACTCCTTCCTTTGAGATTGCTCGTCCTGCAGTTCAAGAAGAAGATGACGAAGATTCAGATGATGCGCTGAGTTATTTCCAGAAACTCGCAGAGTCCTGATAGTTCGAAGGAGGGGATTTACCCCTCCTTTTTTTATATTCTCATAACTTTTTCATTATAAGTATTCTTAAGTTTTTCATTAATAAAATTCGGATCTTCTTCATTATAAATCATCATATTTCTAAAATCAGTAACAATTACAGACAAGTATTCTGGTTTTAAAATTAATAACAACCTTTTTTCTTCATTTAATTTTGATTCATATTCATAATTTGTCACTGGTTTGCAAAGTGTAGATCCTGGAAGTTTTATTATGGAATTTGTAGTTGGATCAAAATATTGAAATTCTTCCGTAATTTTTTCCTGCCATTCAGTTCCATTCCATTTCCAAGTTTTTTGATTTTGTTGATATAGTTCATCAATTTCTACATTTAAAACTTCCTCGGGCAAACTTACAGTAATAGTCGGAGTTGTCACATAGTTTTGGCCGCCATCAATAACTCTTACTGTTCCTATGCCGGTATTTAATAGTTCATATGTTATTGTCGCTCTTCTTGATATTGGAGCACTTTGAATGGACACCGTTGGTGCAACAGTATAACCAAATCCAGCATTATTCACGGCAATATTAGTAATAACACCACCGCTCGTTAGATTTGCTGTACCTGTTGCTGTGACCGCTGGATATGGATTTCCAATCGTAATCGTGGGAGCCACTGTGTATGCAGTCCCTGGATTTGTAATAATAATATTACTTACTGATCCATTTGTCACTTCTGCAATTCCTTTTGCCGTCGAAGTTAAATCATATTCAAAAATTTTATCAATAGGCCC